TCTAAAAACATTTGTTCCATCTCTTGTTTCATATTATCGATTGTAGGACCATATGTTTCAGGATCAGCTTGTTTTATGATCTCTTGTCTAGATACATTCTGAGCGAATTCAGCAACACTCTGAATATCACTATCATTAATTGAAGTATCTGATTTTTTAGCTTCAATTAGTCCAAGAAGTTTAGTTGTAGATTCTATTATTAAATTTAAGTATGTCCCTTTGCGATTAGGAACTGATTCGCCTAAATATTTTGTGTTATTAATAAAATTTTTACTAATATCAATTATTTGAGATTTTTTCGACTCCAACGAAGATATGGTAAAATTTTTATTAATCAAATTAATTTCCTCATTTTGAAGATGTAATAAATATTGTTTAACCTTTTCATTAGTTTTGCTTATTTCAAATATTTTTCTATCTTTTTCTAATTTTTGTTCATATTCAACAGCATTTTTAAATCTATTAATATTTTTGTTAATTGTATCTTTATTACCATATTCCTTATAAATTTTGTCATATAATGTTTTAAAAGGACCATTTTCTCCAAAAACAGATGTTCCTGTTAAAGCATAAAAAAATATATTATCAAACTTATTAAATTCTTTTTTTTCTATTTTTTCATTCAGTTTAAATTCATCTTCTAAGGCATTGTAAACAGTGTCCTCATCATATAGTGTCTTTAATTCATATAGTAATTTTTCCAGAATAATACGTTGATTATTTGTGTCATTGTCAAATAGAGAAAAATTAAATTGACTAGATGTCAGTTTACTTTTTATATCTGTTTCTTTTAATTGGTTATTAGCAGCAGTAGAATTGTCAGACTTAACAGGGTCATGATTAGAAGCAGAAGGAATCTGATCAGTTTTATTCATATTACTCCTTACCGTACTTTCATCTACATGCTTGTTTGCGGATTGATTTTTTTCTTGTTCAGTTGGTTTCTCATTTTGTTTTTGTTGATCATCTTGTTTACTCATTAAACTCGATTTGTTTGTTTTTTCATTCATTCATTAAATAAATATTCATTTGATTGCCCATTCATTTTGCTTCTTAATTTTAATTATTTCTTCGTCTGTCATATCTTGTTCAATACCAAATTTTTTTTGAACATCTTCTGGAGCCATCATCTTCATTGTATTCGCAACATATCGACTTGCTCTCAATAAGAGAGAGTTATTGTTTAAGTAATCACTTGCCAAAAGTATATCAAGAATGATTTCATCATTCTTTTTAAAGAAACTATTATCAAACTGGTTTGTTTCCGGATGGTTGTCACAATGATCAGCAAACTCTTTCACATTAGTAGGTAACATTGTCATTTCTAATTTAAATAATTCTGGATTCATAAAGTGACGTTGTTCACAGTATTGGATAATTGTTTTTAAGACGTTACTATTAATTTTAGGAAGTGGAATAAGATCACAATCGGTAACATCATTATAAACATTCTTTAGGGTTGTCAAATAATTTACAATATATTCATTAATTGTAATAATAACATTATCATTGCATAAACACTTGATTCCATTCATTGGAGAATCTATAGACATATTGGCATAATCTTTCTGAAATATATTGTCAAATCAATTTTTAACTTGAAAATACATGAACAAAAAATAAATGTTTAAAAATATTTTTGTCAATTGAAATTATTTAGAAACTAAATTTGTAATATAGTTTAACTCATATTAACCATCTCTTCAATGGAAGATCCTTCATATCCTTTTTCTCCCATTGAATTTGGGACTACTCTCACTTTTTGTGGATGGAACATGTATCCCATAAAACATGCTGCAATGTTCTCTTTGTTAAGCCAAATAGTCTTGACCTTCATAATAAATGTCATAAATGTGTTTTCAAGATCATTCACACTGTCGTATTCATATGGTTTTCCATCATTGTCAACAACAGGAAATGCAAACTTATCATCATAAATTGGTAAGTTAAAGACAAAATAGTATTTATCGGTGGGTTTGTCTTGAATAGGAAGACCTTTATCATCTTTCTCACATGTGAATTTCAAGCAACTTTTAATTTTTTGTTCAACTGTCCATTTAATATTGTCTTCATCTGCAACATTGTTTTCTACCATGTTTTGATAATCAACCGGAAACCAAGTTTTATAGTTGTCAGCAGCAGTTGTAATTAATTTTTCATTCAATGTTTGAATGAAATCTTTCATATCATGATTTGATGAATCAATTGCAGGATAAAGCAAGACTTTTTGCTTGTTTTTATTTTCTTTTTCTTTTTCTTCTCGATCTTTATCATCATTTGGTTTGGGAAACCTGCATTTCAGCTCAGAAAACTGTACATTTTGTCCATGTGGAGAAGTAGTAGTAATAAATCTTGTAACTTTGTCTGATGGAGTAAAAACACTTGAAGAGATTTTGAAACTTTCGGCAAGTTCTTTGTTAGCGCGAGGCATGTTTGATTCGGAGTGAACAAACAGAGGAATAGGTATATATATACTATGATAATGTAATTACATATATGCTTTTCAATTTTTTCGATCTATGAAATCATACATTAAATCATCTGATTGAAGTGTTTGTTCATCAAAATAAGTTCTTGGTATGAATTTATATTCGATTTTTTTAGTGTTATTTGCGACTTTTAGTTTTTGTTCATAAATGCCAGCCACAATCATTATAGATCCAACTAATACTAAAATCATGATTAAAGCTTTCATTTCTTTCGCCGGTTCTCTTTATTCTCTTTCTTTTTTTTCTTCTCGTTTTCCTTTTCAACAATTTCATATGTATTATAATGTTTATTAAGCATTTCGTAGGTCATTTTATTACTATCATCTTCATTAGTTTTTCCAGTCATCATGGATCTTCTTATTTCCAGAAGATTTTTAATAAACTGGATGTCAGCTTCTGGATCTGCGGCTGTTTTAAAAACATGAGGTATTTTTAAAAATAGTTCTGGCATTTTATGAGACCATGCCATACATTTTTCATGTGGATTCGCATATGATGTGGTGTCATTTTTAATTTTCTGAAAAATATCTAAAAAAACTGAATCTTCAATCTCCATGATTTCTATTTTTTGTACATGTCTATAAAAAAATGACTAGTTCTTCTTTCTGGATGCGTAGCACAGTGTTAATTATTATGATAGCTTTGATTATTCTTCTCATTGTTAAATGTTCAAACAGGGGAACTTCTTCACCTAGACAAGAAGAAGCTTTTGGTGATGATGGTGTGAATTACAGTAGCATGGATTCTATAATAAAACCTGATGTTACTGATGAAGAAACTCTTGTATTAGGAACTCCAAATGCAAAAGAAGAACGTTCTGGAGTGACAAATTCATTCCCCATGTCTCCAGAACTCAAAGCAGCGTATGCAAGAAGTACCGAAAATGTAAAAATTGCAGAAGCAGATGAAATTAAACCTTATGGAGCAGATGATATGAATATGGATGATTTTGCTAATATATCTGACATGACATCTACTGAACATAAGGTCCCCGAAAATCCTTTTCCTAGTGACATGGTAATGCCTGAAGATTTACTTCCACAGGATGCTGCTAACTCACCATTCTCACAAATGAATCCACCCGTTGATGGTTCTATCATGGATCAAAACTTTTTGCAATCAGGTGTGAACATTGGAATTGACACTAAAGGAAGTACTATGAAAAATCCTAACTATTCTCTTCGAAGTGACTATCCAGTGACAAAACTCTCCGGAATTCCATGGAACAATACAGAAAGAGATCAAGATCTTAATAGGAAATTTTTTGAGATTGGTGCTTGTTAAGCCAGTAATATGCTAATTTAGGACTAGGATACAGACATTTCTCTGTTTTGTCAAAAATAAAACACGATTTGTCAGAGACGTAAAAAATCTCAAAAAAGGGATCATCATATTTCTTTCCAGGAGTCCAGTTAGAGTGACCTATAATTTCTGTTATTAAATCCATTAATTTTAGTGTTTTTACATTTAGATTAACATAAACATTTACAGATTTTACGTGTCTAAATGCGAGATGAAATTCTCACTTCTTGACGCTCCGGAAATAAATCTTTTTTTGGGAGGAGGGACTCCAGCTGACCTTCTCAAACTTAAACTAATGAGATTTTATTCAAAAAAGGAAAATATAATTCCATTGAAAACAATTGTGTCCCAGAAACAGAGAATATCATTGAGATTAATAGATTCATTTGTTACAAATTACAGTAAACATCACAATATCATTATTCCTAATATTATGAAAGGTTGTAAAGAAGGATTTCCCATTAATAACAATTACAAACAACAATTACAATCATTTGGAAAAGTCATGTTTGATCCCTTCCGCCGGGAACACAAAATAACTTTTGTGTATGGAGAAGGTCCAGATGACTTTTTAGAAACATCATTAGGACAAATGAATATATTTAAATGGCTTATTGAATACAGAATATTAGATTTTATGGAAGCCAATCTGGAAAAAATAGAAGTTGCTATGAATGGTCCAAAAGAACAACCTTTTCAAAAAGTATCTTTTAAATTACCACCATGTATACAGAGTTCTAAAGAACCTCGAATTATACGTTTCGAGTGAATACAAAATACTTATATAGAAAAGACAACTCTTTTTCAGCAGGGGTCATACTCAAAGCTTCTTGAGCTGTCCACGTTTGATTTCCAGTACTGTTCTTTTTCAAATTATTAAATATTTCTTCAAAACTTTGTTGTCCTTTCATTCCTAGTTCATTCTCTTGTTCAGGGGTCAACAAATGGATGTTTTTTGAAGCCATATATGCTACCAACAAATCAAAACTAACCATGTATTCTGAAAGCTCTTTTCCAATACTTGCTATATTGAATTCTAATTTATAACCAACACTGTGACTGTTGTTAAAAGATTTTTTATATTTTTTCTCCATAGACCACACTCTTTCAGGTCCTATAAAACCTTCATATTTTGTTTTTTTCTGAAACATGGAATCTATTTTAATGGCATCTAAACAGGTACCAATGAAATAGCCTCCAGGAGCCAGCATTTGGTCAACATTATTAACAAAGTTTAGAAGTGTGGTTTTGTTTTGGAAGAAATAGTGAATTGCAAACTGACAGCTGATTAAATCAAATGATTTTGGCTGCATCATTTTATAGTATCTTTGCATCTTGTAAGACAGATTACGCTTGTCTCCAGTACCCCACAATATCTTCTTGAGATCTTTTTCTGGATCCTGATCAATTTGCTCATTAATAGGTAGACCACCATCCATTTTCAAAAACACATACCGGTAGTCCCTAGGTATCTTGTTTTCTGACAAACGTTTGATAGCACCTTCTTCTTTGTTATACAAGTTATGTGCTGTAACATCTATGCCAATCATGTCAGTTGCCCCAATTTTTACATACTTAAATATGTCACCTCCTTGACCACATGCTATGTCTAACACTGATTTGACTTTACCCTTGAACTTATAAATGAGAGCACTTCTCTTAACAAATTTATTGTGAAAAGTTGTTAAAGATTTAATCAGGTTACCCTTAAAACCATCATTATTGTGACGATGGTAGTAAATATCCTCAACATCATCCTGAATTTGCATATCTTTTTGATCATTATTTGTTTTTTCCTGATCTCTGATCTTCTCTAATGAAATAGGACGCATGGTGGTTATCCAAGAAGACATCACTGACCCAATGTCATTTGGTTCAGTTTTATCAATACGCTCTTTCAAAGTAATCCATTTGGTGTCCTTAAAAATACATTCCATAATCTTTCCATGTAAAGATGGAAGGCTTTCTTCTACCCACACCAAAGAAGTATCCTCTTGAGGAAGTACAGGAAAAGGATGCATTGTTTCTGGTTCAAATGCTTTGAGACCATAATTTCTGTTCCCTGTTGAATTTTCTAGATAATCTAACATATTTTCAAATTCTTGCATTCTACTTCCACACATAAGCTTGTATCTTTTGTAGTTTTTGAAATCACGGGTAATGGTATCATGATAATGTAATTTAAAATCCATTGAGTTATGAGAAGGAGGTTTCCATTTGAGTAAGCGATCCCATTTTTTAGAAAAATCTTTCTTCAGAGGCAGTCCATCATCCCAAGGAGTGAATATAACTCCATCCGAAGGTATGTTGTTAATTTTCAACATATTCATAATTCGATTGATACCGTTCTTATCAGCTATTTCAAAAACCTTGACTTCTACCAATCCCTCTGTAATTTTCTCTAGTCTTTTTGCGGCTAGTAGACGAGTACTCAGATCATGATCAGTGTGAAAGGGTTTTTTGGCAAAGAAATAGGTATCAAACACCATAACTTTGTGACCAGACATTTTCTCCACATCAAATAGAGATTCAGCAGCCTCCAAATATTCACCTCCTTTTAGCCTTTCAACTTGAAACTTTTGATTTATAAGGTAAGGAACACCTCTACGGTTAAAAAACAGCAACCTACGTTCTCCATCTGCCTTAATAGTAGCACTATAATTTTCTCCTACTTGGGTCACATGCTTGTGTTCAAAAGTCACAGGCTGAGGACCAACAAAAGTAGGTGTAATTCCTCCAATTAAGTTCATATACTCTGAAAATACTTGTTTTTGTTGATAAATAGGCAACATGTCTTCTTGATTATAAATGTAACCCAATAGTTGATGGGATTTTTCCATGATCAACTCTATCATTTTTTCATCATTATCATCTGTTTCAGAAGCTAGAAAAATCTCAATTTCATACTCAAAATGCATTTCATTTAGACCTGTTTTTACCACTGTAAAATCATACCGAAGGGGTTCATCAAATATGCTATATCTTTGTTTGTATCTATAAGACAGAGCTGATTCTCTGGAGATTCTATCCACTGAAGTTCGATCTTCTTTGCTCAATACCACACTCATGTTATAGTCTCGTATAGGGACACGTTTAAGAACAAGTTTTTTAATGGATTCTGCATTGGTACCTGCATCACTAACAATTTTATCCAAAGGAACCTGTTCTTGAAAGGCTTTCAAAGCATCATCTCCCGTAAGACGGATTCTGTATTTTTCATCTTTGCTATTTGTGTTTACAATGTCCAGTGATTTAGGATCCTTTGTAATACCTTTAAATTTAGACAATACTCTCTGAAAAGCTGCTCGATCTTTATAAACAGGATTAGGTAATTGTAATCTAATTTCTAATTCGGCATTTGCTTCTTGTCTAGCGCTTTGAAAAAGATCACGGAGCTCAATCTCTTCGGTCAACATTATTTTCTGATTTTGATTTATTGAATAACTCTTTCACTTTTTCATATATACTAATTCGTTTTTCCATAGATTTATTATCAAAAATAAAAGCTTTATATTTCCTTAAAGTTGGAAAATCTTCAGGTATATTGTTTTCATTACAAATAGAATTTGCTAATTTAATATATTCATCATTTTTATGAAAAATAGGTTGAATTGCATTAGTTGATTCATCAATTATATAACATTTTTGAGCATTTGATTCAATATCTTTATTTTCTTCAGGTACTTTAACATGAATCGTATGGACACGTTTCCCCTCACGTGAGTTAATAACTACTAAATGTTCAATATTACAAACTTGACAAAGATGAGTCAATGCATCTGATCCGTATTTAAACAAAATAAAATTAGAAGAATTCATAATGGAATTGATTTCATCATGTACTTTGTTTTTATTTGTCAAATCACTTGCTGCATTGATGATTTTGTTTCGAAGTAAAAAATCATTACAACTCACAGGATCATGACATCTCATAAAAAATGCACTTATTGAGTCATTTTTTTGATCATGATCGTCAATCTTATTTATGAAAGAGGTATCATTTTTACTTAAAACTTTTTGAGTCCAAATATCATCTACAGGTGCATCTGGAACGTCGCCTCTTTTATTCTTTAGTGTAGACAAAACGTTCGTTTTCAAGACCTCTGGAAAAATAGATACCATTTTCAAACAAATAAACTATGTTCTTTTATACGATCTTGGAAAAGATTGAAAGATTGAGTAAATCACAACAGCAACAACTTTATGACTTTATAGTTGATGTGATAAAAATACCTTATGTCAAAGTCAGCGATGGTATTGAAATTCTGATCAAAGATGTAGATCAATGTAAAATTAAAGAACTTGAAAAAGTAATAGATGATTTATTGGATAATTCTCCTGGAACCAATCTAAATCAAGAAAAACATGAAGAGAATGAAAATGAAAATGAGCCTGTTAATATCTCACTTAGTGTATTAAGAGACAAGATATACGATTTGTCTTACATTGAACATGAAGAGATATTGAAATTTTTATCTTCTAAATACGTGTCTTATTCGCAAAACAATAACGGTTATTTTGTTTGTCTTAACTCATTGGAACCACGTACTCTAAAAGAACTAGATGCATTGACAAATTTTTATTTAGAGAATAAGGCCATACTGAACCAACGTAATATTCAGATGCAAAAAGTCAATAAAAAAGAAAACTCAAATACACTTAACCAAAAAGAAAATAATATTGCCAATAAAGATTTATCTTTTATTGATGATTTATCTTTTTCTCGTAAACTTATCCCTAATAAAAATACAAAAAGTACTAAACTATCAACATTAAATGAGCAACGTCAACAAAGACGTTCCGCACAACTAAATGCAGCATCAGAACATGCTGCTCAATTGGGATCTAATGGCGCGCCATTAGATCAAGTAAAATTAGAAGTTCAAAAATACATCAATTTAAAAAAGAGATACATGCGACCTTGGCCAATATCACATTATGATGAAACTAATGAAAATGATCTCATCATTTTTGACAATGAAGAGTAATCCATCCTAGGAATCAATGGCACACACTCTGAAACATGGTTTTTAAGATAACTCAAAACTGGAAAATTACTTGGATAAAAATGTGTAAACATTTTAATAATATCTTTGTAGTTAGGAAATGTTTTACATAGATAATCTGCAGGAAGTACAGCTAACATCTGTATTTTAGGATCAACTGTAAAAAGAGAAGATGTAGAGCTATTTACTGAAAGAGGTCCTCTTTTTGCTAGGTCAAATAATGTTGGAGCATAACTGTATTTATATGACCACCAAGGGTCTACCTCTTGTGTCATGTGATATCGCATACTCCATTGTACTCCTTCTAAATAATTGTAACAAATATCATCTATTTTATCAGTAGGTTGAAATAGATATGAATAATACCGTTGACGCCATCCTTGTTCGGACGGTTTAATAACATCAGGAAATTTAGATGCCTCAGTTTTTCGTGCATAATAATTTTTGTCAGATTCAATCATACCTTGATCTTCATAATCTGTCAATATATCTATAATGTTTAAATAGAATTCCATATTAACTTTGCCATAATTTTCAACTAATAAGTGAATATTTTTAGTTTTTGATACTTCTCTGTAAGATTTGAAAATAATATCCATACTATTTTCACATACTGGAAGGGATGTTATACCAGGAATAAAATCATTTCCCATTAAACTACATAAACATACATACTCTTTCATTCCTTTATCTATCGAAATATCTGGACGTCCAATAGATTTCCATACAACTTTTTTTAGGCGATTAATATCAATTAAAAAATACTCACCCGGAGTTTGACTATTAGGACGTAAAACTGTAATATCTGCTTTTGGACATAAAAGACTTAACATATGAAGATCTGCATCCAATCCATACACTACAGACTTTTCTGGTAATGTACAAGCCTTAATTCTTTTAAATATTTTTTGTTCACCTTCCCCTTTTTCATCAGAATCAGAGATTTCAATATTAGAACCCATACCTTTCAAATTTACATTTAGTTTTGACATGAAAGGGGTACCAGGTGTCACACAATTTGAGTCCCAAGAATATTCATCAGAAGGATCTTGATCTCGGTTCCTATTAGACATAAACCTCCTTTGTCTCTGTTGTACCATCTTGGAGAAAGGAGGAACTCCATCTACAGAAATAAATACACCTTTTCTCGGCTGGACATAGGAGATTATTTTGTGTACATATTCACAAGATGCTTTTATAATCACATCCTCTCCTCCGTTCACATGTTCATGAGCACAATTGTGTACTATGCAATTGAAATCAAAATACAGTGTATCACATGGTGTACAAGGCTTATTATTTGAATGATACAATTTTTTCACCACATCTCTGTGATTATTTTTCAAATACTTAAAGTATAAAGGAATTCCCATGTTTTAACTTTTTACAAAGCTAAAATGTTAGTACTCTTTTTTTGATTTTTAATACAATCTTTGTCTATCTTATTTCTCATAAATATAGATTTCCTGACATCATCACTTAAGTGCATGCTTTCCATTCTTCTTTGAATCTCTTTCTGAGATAAGGGTTCCATGACTTTATTCTTTTTATAATGAATGTAATGTCCATTTCCTAGATACAGTTCTTCATGATTGTATTTACGCATAAATTCAAGAATAAATTCATTTAATGTTTTCTTACGTGTGTTATATTCTTTTGTTTGACGACGTAAATCCGTGAGAGCATCATCAACAGCAATATAGGCTTCAGCCACTTTCTTCAATTGTTCCAATTCAGACACTGTGGGTTCTGGTGTCAACATCCTCTCTTTTGACATAGAAAGAAGAGTTTAATGTCTGCATATGTTTTCTCAAAAAATCAAGAAGGTATCTTTGGAGATTCCAGTAACAAAGTAGTTCGCTTGGGACCAGATGGAGCTAAATATCCAATACGTGTACATATGGATCATGTAGATATTGGTCCCAAATCTTTTTACTTCAATGAACAGGGGCAAATGGTAGATAATTCAGGAATACCAGTCTTTAACCAAGAAACAGAAGCGAGAAAAGAAAAAAAAATTGGTAACAATTACACAATCGTTAATTTGTCGGATGATTCATTCAATATTGTTAGAGGAAATGATTGGAAAACCGGTTATAGGGTATTTGATCTAGATGCTATCGGAAACACTTACTTACATAGCTCGCGTTTAGATATGTCTGGTCTTATTGGATTAGGTTCTCATCTTGAATTGCAACACTATCAAAATCAACATGGTTTTCAGATAACTAATGGAACAAATCCTTTGATTCAATTAGATGAGCGAGGAAAACTTGGATTTCCTTCCGTGCAATCAGACCGTATGGATCGTATAGATGCTCAATTCAGAGACAGTCTAGGTGAAAAAGACCAGTTTACAGTTTATTACGGAGATTATGGAGATCATGGGTATTCCATGGAAAAAAACGTATTGGGAGACCTCATATGGAGTAGAGGTAAAAACAAAGAATTAAAACCCGTCCTAAAACTTACACAAACAGGAGATGTAAGATTAACAAATGATGTCTATAGTCTGGACAATACTTACGTTTATAAAAAACATTTGCTCACAGACTCATCCAAAGTGCTCTGTATATTAGGAAAAACAGATGATCATATTATAGGACGTTTGGAAGGACAAAAATCACAAATGGATATTCGTATTTCACCCAAAGCAGGACTATTAGATCTACAAATCCATCATACATTTTCAGCTTCATCTTCTTATCTACTTACCTGTCAGAAAAAACAAAGTCCTGACGTGTCATATTATGCCATATATTCAGATACACTCTTTAAAAATGAAGAATTCAATTTTACAGGTAATTGTACATCAGAATATCCATACTTTGTCGAAGTTAGTGATTATGATTTGAATAGTGAAACCGTAAGTAATAATACATCTGTCTTACAGAATGCTGATACTTACATGAGACATGGAAGATTGGCTATAAACTCTTCTTATCCCATTCAAGACTCTAATTCTTTAGAAGTACAAGGAGATACTTTAATCTATGGGAATAATACAGACTTGATATTCAAACACAAAGATTCCGATCAAAACAATGCCATCCTTTTTTGTGGATCAGATTTGTTAGAACAAGGACGAAAAGGACAAGTTGCTGCTAGTATACGTTATTGGGATGGTTCCAATTCTCTAGTATTGGAAGCAAACAGAATAGAAGGGAGAGGAGATGTTCATTTTACATCTAATGTAACTGCTTCAAACAGAGTAGCTGTAAGAGATAGTATTCGACCGGCTTATACATGGGATGCATTTGAAGATACAGGTATGTATTATGAAAAAACAAATAACCAAATAAGATGGTGTATAGATGATATAGACACCATGAATTTGAGTTTAACTGACCTCACTCTTCTAAACAACCGTCTTCGAATCGGTGAAAGCGAATTTGATTATGACAAACAATTAGCAACTCTAAATATACAAGGCAATTTATCTAGTTTGTATTCTTGGGCGAGAGACAATTATTTTATGAATTGTTTGTATACAGGAAATGTACGTAACACACTTGATGATGGACAAGGTAATGTTATACTCACTGCACATACTTGTAATTCTGGAGGTGCACTCCTTTCTATAATGAACAACACAGATGGAGGTACACGTCATGGTCTACGTATGATGTCAATAGATAATACAGATTGGGGTATTTATCTAGGTAAAACCACATCTATGGCCGGAATAATAGATGAAAATTCAAGTCAATGGACTTTGAGGAATAGGATTCCAACAGATGCTGCCTTTCTTTGGGAAAAGAGTGATGAAACGGCTCTTTTAAACTTAGAAGCAAATTCTGGAAATTTAAATTTGTTACAAGGAGATGCTTTATTTGAACATGCAGTTTATGGAGGAAGTGCAGGTCGTTGGTTTTCAGGAACCTCTCCTCATGATGATACATTTGTAATGTGGAGTGCCTGTAACAATATGAGTTCAACAAATTATGCTTTGCAACAAAATGTTGATACAAATACTGGTGAAACAAAATTGAATTCTGCTCAGCAAGTGTCACTTAGATATCAAGATATCCCTAAAGTGATAATCAATGAAAACAAAGTAATTAATACTGTGCCCGTAGACATTCAAACAAATCTCAAAATTCTAGGATCAGAAGCAGGTATAGATTTTGATGGTGGTAAAGTAACTTGTTGTAATCAAGTCTTAAAATTGAATGCCAATGATTTATTTGAAGTAAATACTCCTGTAGTACAATTGTCAGAATCCCTTTACACAGGTAATAATACCTTGGATGACGGAAAAGGAAATGCAGATATTAAAGGTGATTTAGAAATTCAAAGCAGTCTAGATGTGAATGGTCCAAGTACCTTCAGAGATGATATTAACATTGCGTCTGGTGACATGATATATCGAGACTCTTTCTATTTCCCTAAATTTGCATCTAATGATGGAATCATTACAGGTCCTGCATTTTTTCTTATATGTGCAGCTACTGAAAATATATTTGGAAGATTGCGAGATGATAGATCATTTTTAGTAGAAATATGTAACACAGATATGACTACATATACACAAACTCCAAATATTAATTTGATTACATGTGTGTATAACAGTACAAGATACTTGGCTATACATTGGAAAGATCAGAATCTTGTTATTCCCAATAATATATATTTTACAGGGACTTGTTCTGGAGCTTTGAAATTACAATGGGTTACTGAGGTTACAAATGAAGAACCTGCTCTTGGGAACAAACACGACATGTATTTACAAAATGCCAACTTACGTACAGGGTCTGGCAAAGTAGGTATCAATATTAAAAATGAGGTTGATCCCAGAGCTTACCTTGATGTGAATGGGGATGTTGAATTCCGTTCAAATGTATTAACAAGAGGTCATTCAAAACTAGAAGGTGGAGGACTCTACAATGTAATGAGCAATGTAAATGGCGGTGCACAAAAGGGAATACGTATGTTAAACATTGATGATCCAAGATGGGGATTGTACATGTCAACCAATGGAGGATTAAGTATGCGAGAATCTATTCCAGTATCCGGCTATGACTTTGGTACCGATTGGGTACTAAGAACCAGTGCAGCTAAAAATATAAATTCTGGATTTATTTGGGAGAACAGTTCTGAAGAGAGACTTATGTCTCTTAATGCATTTACAGGGAGATTATATGTTCAAGATGAAGTAGCTTCCAAAGGTTATACTTTCAGTGAATATCCTACCACAGGCATGTATAATAATACTAATAATGATTTGATATTTAGAGTAGATGGAAGTGACATGTTATCTTTTCAAAATGATGAAACTTTACATGGTATATTTTATTCGGATATAGAAGTGAAAGAGAATATTTATTTGTCACCTTCTTTGAATACATCAGGTATATGGTCATCCAATGGTATTCAATTTACTTCAAAAGATGGATACCTTCAATTTCACACAGGTAAAAACCCTGAATGGAAAGTCCTCGGCACAGGGGGTCAAACATTATTCGAAATCAATGAATTGAATGCATCTTCTGCCACATTCTCTAATACATTGGATGATGGACTTGGGAATATGGTAATAAAAGGAGAATTAGAAGTAGATAAACAAGTTAAGTTATTAGGAGGTGGTCTCATTTCTATTATGGATGGAGAGGTTGATGGGAGAACTAAAGGTATACGTATGAATACAATTGATGATCCAGCTTGGTCTATTTATTTAGCAGATAGCTCATTAGGAGGAGTGACACCAAATGGCTCAAATCCTATTCGAGGATATGATTTACCTTACAAGGCAATGCGTTTTAGAGCTTCTAATGAAGTTGGACAAGGTTTTGTTTGGGAAAATAATGATGAAACTTTGTCTATGTCTTTGAGTTCTTGGGATTCTTTGTTATATGTTGGGAACAAAGTATTAACTGCTGGTCAAAATGTACCGGGTTTTTCTTTTCATAATGATGAGGGTACAGGTTTGGGAAGTCGTACATCCAATCATCTTTCATTGGAAACAGCTGGACAAGAACATCTAACAGTTATACCTTCAGGTTATGTAGGAATAGGGACTAACGCACCTACTCATCGCTTACATGTAAATGATAGTATGCGTGTAACTGATAGTATATATTTTACAAGTAGTCTGGACACAGAAGGATTGATATCATCTGCTGAACAAGGTACATATTTGGAAGCTACAAATCTAAATTTTAAATTTAAGAATACCGCAAATGATGGACATGCTTGGCAATTTTTGAGCAGTGATACTCGATCGGTTTTATCTTTGTACAATGTGACAAATCGTGTGGAAACACAATGCAATGTACTAGATACAGGTGAGGGAAATATGAGTGTTTTGGTAGATTTCGATGCAGCTCACAAGAACTTCAAGATCAGAGAGACCATCGACTCTTTGAATATGAGTCTGGAAAGCGGAATTCCTTCGATCTCACTCAAAACACACTCTAATGTAGATAGTTTAAATGCAGGTATTTTTTTTCAGAACTCAAATGATGATTATACATGGGCCATGCGACGCCGTTTTGAAGACAGTATTGATTTAACTGAAGATGCTCGTCTGATCTTTAGCGGAGGGGTTCACAAAAGTAATTACACAGACCTCAAAGATGTCCTGACATTGTCAAAACATGGTATTGCAATCAATTCTGATAATACAGGTGGCAATGCTCTATATCTCCGAGGAAACCAATACCTAGATGGAACTCTGACAGCAACAAGTAATGTTCAGTTTCAAGATGAACTCAAAGTATCTAACAAAATAACTACAAGCAATGTATTTGCCACAAATGCTATACAAATCGGGAGCAGTAATGAAAACCTAATCGACACAACCAAAGCGCTTTATGTTGAAGGAAAACAGAAGATTGAGGGGACATTGGAGGTAACTAGTAATGCTGCATTTAACCGAAACATTCTATGCGGTATTGATATGTTTGTCAATAATTCTATCCAAATAGGCGGTCCGGAATATGCATTATTGGATAGTAGTAAGGCATTTTATGTTGTAGGAGATCAGTATATAGACGGGACATTGGAAGTGACCAGTAATGTTCAGTTTGATGATGAGCTCAGAGTATCCAACAAAATAATTACAAGCAATGTATTTGCCACAAATGCCATACAAATCGGGAGCAGTGATATCTTAATCGACTCTACCAAAGCGCTTTATGTAGAAGGAAATCAGAAAATAGAGGGGACATTAGATGTGACAGAAAATTCCACTTTTAACAAGAATATTACATGCGACAGTATTCTATTTGTAAAAAATGCAGCACAGATTGGTTATGATGGTGCGCTCTTTGACTCTACCAAGTCTCTGTATGTTCAAGGAAATCAGATGATAAATGGGACATTGGATGTAACCTCTGATTTTAGAAACACTGCCACATCTTACATTGAAGGTTTACAAGTCTCTTATGTTGCAACCTTTTCAAATAATGTTACTATGTTAGAAAACTTGGTGGTAACATCAAATGTATCTTCTATCATAGGAGGTACTTTTCAACAACCCGGATATTCTTTAGGTTCTTCAAAGAGCTCAGGGATATTTGGTAATGATGGTATTCTGGGTATCAGTGTAGGAGGTGTTCAATATGTGACATTGGGTAATAATGGGAATTTTGGGATAGGAACTTCTAATCCTGCAGATACATTGGATGTTGCAGGTAATTCTCATCTGCGCGGGACATTGGACATGCATGACAATGACATAATCAATGTCAAACATTTAGAGACAGTAAATGTATCTTCTATAGGAGGAGAATTTGATAATCAACCTGCATATAGTGTAGGGTCTGCAAAAAACACGGGGATGTACGGCAATGATATATATTTGGCATTGAGTGTACAAGGAACTATAAATTTATTATTAAATAATAATTCGACTGCTGTACAAAGTGATTTCAATGTATATGGATTAACATCTATGCAATCGAACTTGAACATGAATAATAATGACATAATCAATGTCAAACATTTAGAGACATCAAATGTATTTTCGTTTACAGGAGGTACTTTTCAACAACCCGGATATTCTTTAGGTTCTTCAAAGAGCTCAGGGATATTTGGTAATGATGGTATTCTGGGTATCAGTGTAGGAGGTGTTCAATATGTGACATTGGGTAATAATGGGAATTTTGGGATAGGAACTTCTGCTCCTGCAGATACATTGGATGTTGCAGGTAATTCTCATCTGCGCGGGACATTGGACATGCATGACAATGACATAATCAATGTCAAACATTTAGAGACAGTAAATGTATCTTCGATTATAGGAGGAAATGTGACTCAACCTGCATATAGTGTAGGGTCTGCAAAAAACACGGGGATGTACGGCAATGATATATATTTGGCATTCAGTGTACGAGGAAATATAAATTTAACAGTAAATAACAATGTGACTGTACACAATGATTTGAATGTAAATGGATACACATCTATGCAATCGTACTTGGACATGAATAATAATAACATTATCAATTGCGGTTACGTGATCTCAGATTTTGGACATTTTAGGAGTAATGTACAGATTACCGGAGACTTAAACGTAGATGGAACTATGCCACCACCTCCTCTTTATGAGGGATCTGATAGCAGAAACCTTAATTTTCCTATAGGATCATACCTGCTTGTACGCACATCAGTTAGAAGACGTGATTTGTCTCTAAATGAAATTCTTTTTATTAAACAAGATTCGGGGAATGATAGGTTATATTTTCTTACGTCTTCTTCTGATACTGTAGATATACTTACTGGAACTTGGAAATCAAGAGGACAAGATGATCGCGATAGAGCGTTGTTTTTATGTCAAAGAATCCTTTAGTAATAATAAAACATGATCTTGGAATCTGCCAAAGATCCGGTTTGGGCAGATACGCAACATAAAAGGATCAAACTTTTCTGTAAATTTAAAGAATTTGATGAATTTTTTGATTTTATGGCATCTGAAGAGGATTGTGAAAAGCATGGGCGTGATATATGCAAAAGAGCAAAAGCCGGAGAATTTGGAGAAGTTCGAGAATTTCAGCCGGTTTCACAAGATGTTATTAAAAAAGACCTTGAAAATCAGGTAAAAAATATACGAGACGAGCTCTTGTCTGAAACGGATTGGACACAGTTATCAGATGTTGAGCTTTCGGACCAAGCCAAAGACGAATGGAAACTATTCCGAAAACAGGTCCGCGAAATAAAGAAACAACCTAAATACCCTTATGATGTAACTTACCCAACTGTCCCTTTCGAAGATGCTAAGATAAAATCAATTCTTGAATCGAGAAATAAATTGATTTAGTGTAAATAATATATAAGTAATCAGTATTTGTTTTAATTTGAAATTGGAAAACGAAAAGTATGACAGATTTGAAAAATCATCTTTCTCAACTAATAGAAGAATTCTTTACATATGACAAAAACTTTGAATTAGTCAAACATAATATTAATTCATATGATGATTTTGTGGAAAAACATATAGATGACATTATCCAAGGATTTAATCCAGTAAATATTGTACATGATTTGATGAGAGTTGATCAACATGTTGGTCCTTTATATCGCTATATGATAGAAATACATATTAAAAATCCGGTTCTTGAAAGACCTTACTTTATTGAAAGAGATGGTTCTAAAAAGCTCATGACTCCAATGATGGCTAGAAGCAGAGATTTAACTTATAGTGGTCTTCTAAATGTTGATATTGAAATTATTGGTAAAACTTTTAACTCAGAAACAAATGAATATAATCTCAAGCAAAAACTTATAAAACATGTACCTTTTGGCAAAATTCCAATTATGTTGCGCTCTAATTACTGTATTCTTAGCAAAGACAAACAAACTTCAGATGAAGAATGTCCTTTTGATTGTGGTGGTTATTTTATTATGAGTGGCAACGAGAAAGTCCTTATTCCACAGGATCGTTTTTCAGAAAATAAGCCATTTGCTTTCATGAGCAAAGAACCAGCTTATTCTTGGACCATGGACATTCGTAGTGTAAATCAAGACATTTTTGGAGTGCCTAAAACAACAACCATTAAATTGTCAAGTGCCAAAAAATGTAATCAAGAGGGTAGATTTCTAAGAGTTACTATGCATCATATGTACAAGGATTTTTCTCTGTTTATCCTATTTCGCGCTCTAGGAGTTGAATCTGATTTTGACATCATCAATTATATTGTGACTGATGGAGATCAGAAAATGATGGAACAATTGACAGGAAGCATTGTGGAAGCCAGGATGCAAAACATCATGACTCAAAGTCAGGCACATAATTATCTGATTCAGAACATGTCTATGGGAACCTATCCTAAAGAATATCAGAACTCGAGTGTGAAGCGTATGGATATTTTACGGACTGACATTCTCAGCAAAGAGTTTCTTCCTCATGTGAATATTGAATCTACTCCTTTGGCTCTCAAACAAAAAGCCGTTTTCTTGGGTAAGATGACAGCACGTCTTTTAAAAATTCACATGTTAAAAATTTCTGAACCAGATAACAGGGATTCTTATTTGAACAAGCGTGTGGAGTCTTCAGGTATCCTGATGGCAAATCTGTTTCGCACGCATTATGGAAAATTAATTAGAGATGCAAGAATGTCTATTCACAAAGATATGAAGAAATATAATCCGGACATTATGGGAAATGTTATCAATGTTATTACTGAAGTGAATGTAGGAAAAATATTCAAACACACTACTATTGAGAATAACTTTAAGTATTGCATGGGGACAGGTGTCTGGGGTAGTCGAAATGGAAAACAGAAGAGTGGAGTAGGACAAATTCTTACACGTAACAATTTTGCAGCATTTTTGAGCCATTTGCGACGTGTAAACACTTATATTGAAAAAGTCAGTAAAGTCTATGAACCTCGTAAACTTCACAACAGTCAAGCTGGTTTTATTTGTCCTTTTGAAACTCCTGAGGGTCATACAGTTGGGTTGGTAAAAAACTTATCTATTCAAAGCACAATTACTTGTTCATCTAACAGCTCACCTATTCGCTCATTTTTGGAAAATGATTCTGATTACACTTCATTTGACGGAGATGTTAAAATTTTTCATAACTTGCATGTTAAAAACAAATCCAAAGTTCTGATTAATGGAGCAATTGTTGGCGTTCATGACAATCCTGTGCGTCTTTTTAATGATTTGAAATACAGAAAACGTATGGGAATATTTAACCGTTATATTGCTGTATTTTGGGACATTCCCAATGCGGAAGTTTGTGTGAATACAGAAGCTTGTCGGATGACTAGACCTTTATTAGTATTGAATAACCAGAATACAGATCTCAACATGCCGCATAGCAGTTTGGATGTGAATGCGATTCTACAGGCAACTGATTTGAACCATCTTATTCAACAGGGTATTATAGAGTATCTGGATGTAGAGGAATGTAACCACTCTTTGATTGCTATGGAACCAAAAGATCTTGAGAAGGGTTTTCAAGGAGCGCATTATCCATTAAGATACAGCTATATGGAACTTGACTCTACTTTGATGCAAGGAATTATGGCAGATAGCATTCCTTTTGCCAATCACAATCAAGCTCCCCGTAATGCTTATCAGTCTTCTATGGCAAAACAAGCAATTGGGTTGAACATGATGAACTACAGAGACCGTTTTGATTCAATTCCCTTCCACATATTAAACTATGGACAAGTGCCTATTGTACAAACTAGGGGTTCTCGTATAATTCATAGTGACAAGATTCCTAGTGGCATAAATGCCATTGTGGCAATTGCATGTTATACTGGATCAAATCAAGAAGACAGTCTGGTGATGAATGAAAGTTCTGTAGAAAGAGGATTGTTTACTAGTACTATGTTCAAGACTTATAGTGAAGTATTAAAAACTAATCATGGAAGTGAGGCTACTTTGAAAGAATATTTTACTAATGACATCAATGAGAAGAGTCCTAATAACTATGGAAAGCTTGGAAAAGACGGGTTTGTGCCTGTGCATACTCATGTAGGACCTGGAGATGTGTTGATGGGTAAGATAATACCTCAGAGGATAAAAGACAAAGTAGAAAACAAAAATACCAGTCTGGTGTTGAAGAACAATGAGACTGGTTATGTAGATAGAATTGCTGCTAACAATATTCCTTTCCCTACGGTCAATGCGGATGGTTATAACTTTGGAAAAACTCGTATTAGTCAGATTCGTTCACCAGAGATTGGAGACAAATTTACTAGCCGTATGGGCCAAAAAGGAACCAATGGGATTCTTTTGAAGCAAGAAGACATGCCTTTTGCAGCAGATGGTACTACTCCTGACATTATTATAAATCCACATGCAATTCCAAGTCGTATGACAATTGGTCAAATATTGGAGTGTTTGATGGGGAGGGCATCCGTAGAAGATGGGGAAATTGGCGATGGTACTCCTTTCAACAGTTTTTCACATACAGAGGATTTAGGAGATCGTCTGGAAAAAATGGGTATGGAAAGACATGGTTACAAGATATTGTACAATGGTTTTACAGGTGAACAGATTCACACTGACATTTTTATAGGTCCAACATACTATCAGCGATTGAAACATATGGTAATTGACAAGGTACACAGCCGTTCAAACAATGGTCCTGTGGTTATTATGACTCGTCAGCCATCAGAAGGTCGTGCCAGAGATGGTGGTTTGCGTATTGGTTACATGGAAGTTGAATGCATGTGGTCTCATGGAGTAATGCAATTTTTGAAGGAACGTTTTATGGAATGTAGTGATAATTACAGAATCTTTGTATGTAAGAAATGTAATCAAATGGCAACAGCAGCTAATCCAAAGGCTGAAGAGTTTATGTGCCAGGTCTGCAAGAATTGTGTGACATTTGCAGAGGTTAGACTTCCTTATGCTTGTAAACTGTTGTTTCAAGAAATCCAAGCGATGTCTGTGGGAGTGAAACTACTTACATAAAATAAATGAAGAAACAAACTGTGAGTCCTAATATGAACAAAGACGAATATAATAATTATTCATCTGTTATTAATTCATATGTAAAAACTTATCTTTTTCGTGAAGCTACTCCAGAAGAGGTGTTAAAATATATAGGCTACATGTCTGATGTGAACGATACTGAAAGTCTATCAAAAAGAATAAAAAAAACTTCAGAATATCAGCGTTATAAACGTATAGCAAATGAAGTAGACACAGGTGAATTTGCTCCGATTACACCAGTTCCAACAGGACATACAGAAACAAGTTATGCTTCATCACCTTCGCTAGAGGTTATATTGCAGAGTTCTCTTAGAGACATGAATGTAAATTGTAAACAAGAAATATATTTTGGAATTATGGAATTATATAGTAAGGTACTCAGACGTTATCCTACTGCTAGTGAATTAAGATATTATGCCATCCGATTAAATACTGATAAGGCATTTACTCTTAAAAAAATGGAAATAATTTTAAGAACATCTAAGGAATGTAATAATTTAGCGAATGATTCTGGGGTATTGGCTTATGAAAAATTAAATGAAGGTCCTAGTTCAGCACAACTAGATTTTGAGGTAGAAGAGCTGTATAAAAATACAACCGAGAAGTTGGATCCCCCAGCTCCTCCTCTATCTGAAGAACTATTTAGTTTTCTAAAGTACAAATACCGTCATTTTGAAATGGATGAAGATCGTTTACAGACTTTAATTTTAAAATTATGTGATGTTGATTTGAAAACTCGTTCATTAAATGCTGATAAAGTAATTTATAAAAATAATCCTGTTCAAGCCGAAGACCACACAGGAGAGTATTTTGAAACATATTTAAAAACAGGAAAAAATAATGGATTTTATCCTCATTTTGAAATTCCATAATATTGTTTAAACTAGTAGTAGTTGTTCTTGAAGCTGTTCCAACATTCTTGCCTGTGCAATATTTTTTTCTTCCAACATTCTAATATAACATTCTTGATCTCCTAAGATTTCAATCATGTCGAGATTTTTTTTTCGTCAAGACTCAGTGAGTTATCATAATGTGAAGGTGATTCAGGACTATCAGGGCAGTCGATGACGTCTGTGAAGTCATGACTGTCTGAAGAATTAGCATCTGAAATTTTCAAGTTCTCCAAATTAACCATGCGGTTGTCACTGTCATCTTCGAAATCCAGAGGATCTTTGCGAAACAAAACACTCTTAATATTATAAGTGATTCCGTAAGTGATGCATTTATTCTTCACTGTAACCATCTTATCGTCAATCTTCTTTTTTTGGTCTTTTTCGGTCACAGTGTAGTACAAAACTCCAACAAATGCATTTGCTACAACTACATCAGATTGTATTAGTTCTGCCAAATCTTGATTGGTGTAAGGCTTTCTTTCTTCAGGCGTTTCAATAGTAAAGGTAGTAGATCTCTTACCATCATTTGATTTCATTATATTGGTTGAAAAGAGACGAGTGTTATCATCTTTATTTGGACGAAAAATAGCATCACGTCTATTTGGTTTAGAGTCATTTTCAGTAAGTTTTGTCATGATAAAATCATGTGCTCCTTGATCAATAGTATCAATTGCTTTTACAAAATTATCTACATCTTGATTCCTGTTTGAGAGATCAAACATCACACGTGTTTTACCAGTTTTAATTCCATTTTGCTCAATATCTTTAATACTAATAATTTTACAACTGTTTTTGGGAAACAAAAGTTCAATGTTTTTTCCATTATCTTTGATATTACATAGGGTCACAGTATTTGGAACACTGGATTTTTTTGTTTTTGGAATATCTTTGAATTGTAAGTTTGTTAATGTGTAATTATTTTGAGCGGAGAGAACAGAGTTTGACATTTTACTTGACTTTATACAACCAGGTAAAACAAGGAAGGTTTCTATATACTATTATGATATATTACATTCATATATTGAATTCAAATTTTTCTTTTTTAAATATCACGATTGAGTATTCATTTCCATTGTTTTACTTATTTTTTTAATACTATTATAAATAGGACATAATTCCCAAATTCGGGTTTTTATGATATATTTATGTAAAATTCCTAAGTAAATAGCATATTTAGACCCTTCATCCATAGGTTCTTCAATATCACTATCATCATATTCTCTTTTTTTCGGAGTGGGTAAATTATATATAACTGCTTTTGTGGCTTTAAATGTTTCTGTTTTTTTAAACAAGTCTTCATCCTGACATGAAATAATAGTATCAATTTTGTTATGTTTGTTTTTTAAGAATTTACTGATAGCATTGTCAACTACTTTGCTATCAAGTACAATAGAAAAATATATATCAATATCTTGAATTCCTACCAATATACGCTTGTTACCTTTTGAAAGTTTGTCATAACCACGTGGATAAATTTTTAAAATCTTGTTAAAAGTTTCTGTGAGATTCTTGACACTGAATTCGGCTAAATCATGAAATAACGGCATATATATGTGAGTATCACTGGAGATAGGGGGGAAATCTCCTATGACTGCGATGTGTTTTTTGTCAAGAGGCAATTCCATTTTCTTTCTTCATATTTGTTTATTCAATTTAGTTTATGTTTCCACATAATGGTTTTACAGATGTCCAAGGTATTCCTGTAATAGGATTTTCAGACAGTTTGTTAGTGCAAATATTGTTTAATATATCAGTGCCAAACATGTCTCTTAAATCCACATCTTTAAGTGGTTTTTTGGTAACTGGGTCTAAAAACTCATAACGCATTTTCTTGTTGGTAGTCACATAATCATTTTTGCAACTGTTTCCATCAGAACGTGTAAAATAATCTGGACAAGACATGTTTTCTAGCTTGGTGTTGTTGAGTTGTGTTTTCATATCCATAATTTCACGGTCAATAGTGGAAGATGATATTAGAGCCCAGATAAGGATTATTAGTAACAATGCACCCAAAGTAGAAACAAAAGGCAAAGTGATGGATGTTTGTGGGAAAAATAAGAGTGCAAATAATACAATGAATATTGTTTCTGCTAAGAGACTGAATATGAAAATATTTTTGGAAGTTTGATTGCGGTCGTAAGTTGGAACCATTATTTCTTTGACGGATGATAAATTCTTGACATGTGCTCAAACAGGGGATCAGTATCCACAATTTGACTCAAAACCTTTACTTCAACTGGTTTTTTAGAGCCATAATTTTCTTTATAGAATTTGAGCAGGCTGTAAATATTTTCATTGATGCTCCTGGATATACTCTCAAACACTTTAGAATCAGTAATTTCTACATCCAAATCAGAATTTTTAAATATTGTTTCTACTGACTCCTTGGTCATTAGTATGGGAATTTCTTCGCCTTTGTTAAAGAGACTGTTGAACATGCTTTGTACGCTTTTTACTCCCATTGCTCCTCCATTCATATGATATGGTGAAGGATGATTGACTGGCATTTCAGCACGAGCCACACCTTCTTGTCCATCAGCTTTATAATACTGTGGTTCTTCATTTCCGAAGAAAATCATGGGTAAAGGTACAGGATTGTAATATCCACCACCACCTCCTTGTTCTTCATCTTTTTGAACAATATTCATTTTCATGTGGCAAAAAAACTTGATTTTGTTCATGAATTCAGAGGTTTTTTCCATGTCATGTATATCAATTTTACCATTGTTTTTTTCTTTGTAGACAATGGATTTAACATCCATAATATTGGAAATAATATTATACATTAGTCTTTTGCTCAGAGTATTGAGGAGATTACTCATTTTAGTTTCATCATTAGTGTGTAGACGTACTTTTTTGAGCAGTTCCATTTTTTTATAAAATTATATTATAAAATGAATGATGTCATAGCATGTACTCCAGTGTCTCAATTATTCTTCCATCAGAAGAACATTGATGATCTCCAAAAAGGCATACAATTTTTGGTCTGGAAGTACAGTAAGAAACAAATTGGAATTCAATCAGAAGATAATCTCTATATGGCCATGCGTAACACTTTTAATTACACAGTACTTCCTAGTTATCATGAAGATGTAAATAAAATGGTTTCTGTATTGAACCGCAGAGTATTGTATTGTACCGTCAAAAACGTTCTTCAGAACATTGATACACAATTATCATACCTCAAAAGAAGAGACGATTGGAAAGATCCAAAAATAGAAATGCCTACCTATGTTTCCAATAAAGGATTAAATACACGTCCTGTTAATAATTTTTTTTGAAGAATTCAATTAAATAAAAATTGAAAATGACATAACTTATCAGATGATATATAAGTTTATATAATACCTACAATGACATTACAAACATATCAACCTCATGAGCATGTGTTTCATAGACCAGAAATGTATATTGGATCCATGTCAAAAGATGAATACATCACTTTTGGTTGTGACAAAGAAGGCAAAATGAATAAACGTAAAATTTTCTATGTTCCTGGATTATACAAAATTTATGATGAAATTCTGGTGAATGCAATTGATCATTCTAGAAGCTCTAAATCCTTATTAACAAAAATTGCTGTTAATATTGACCAAGATAGCGGTACAATTAAAGTTTGGAACAATGGAGATGCATTTCCCATAAATAAATGGGAAAATGGAAAATATAGCCCTGAAATTGCCTTCGGTCAATTATTAACAAGTACTAATTATGATGATTCAATAGAACGTAGTGTGGGTGGACAAAATGGCATAGGTGCTAAAGCCTGTAACATTTTCAGCACTTTCTTTCAAATTGAAATATACAGCAATGGAACTCATTATGTCCAATCATTTACTAATAATATGAATGAAAAATCAGTTCCTGAAATTAAGAAAACTTCAGTGAAACAGAACAGTATGTGTATTTCTTTTAAACCGGATTTTGAGAGATTTGGTATGAAAAACATTGATGATGATTTACTTGGTCTTTTAAAAAGGCGTGTTTATGATGCTGCTGCATGTACTCCTACATACACAAAAGTATATTTGGATGATAGGAGAATAATGATTGAGAATTTTCAAGATTATGTTAAGATGTTTGTAGCTGATTCAAATGTAGTTTACGAAAAAGTAGATAGTGATTGGGATGTTGCAATTGCTTGCAATCAACATGGAAATGGTTTAGATCATATATCTTTTGTGAATGGTATCTGTACCATGCACGGTGGTAAACATGTAGACTATTTTGTGAACAAAATCTGTGGGAAAATGAAGGAAATGCTTGAGTCCAAAACTAAAAAAGCTATCCTTCCAGGAATGATTAAAAACAACATGTTTATTTTCATCAATTGCACAATACCTAATCCCAAATTTGATGGACAGAACAAGAATTTATTGACTACTGCATCCACACAATTTGGAGGGTCTGTAAAGAAGCTAAAACTTGAACCATCTGAAAAATTTTATAAACAATTGTATTCTAGTGAAATTTATACTTCTATCATGGATTCATACAACAATAAGTTGAACAACTTGACTAAAAAAACTGATGGTAAACGTGCTGGTCACATCAAAGGTGTTGTAAAGTTAGATGATGCCAATTGGGCTGGAGGACCTAAAAGTAGTCAATGCACTCTTATATTGACAGAAGGAGATTCAGCTAAAGCCATGGCTATGGAAGGTCTTTCAGTGCTTGGACGAAATGCTTATGGAGTATTTCCTTTACGTGGGAAACTTATCAATGTAAAAGACATTAGTGCTCAGAAACTAGCTGATAACAAAGAGGTGACTGACTTGAAAAAGATTTTGGGACTTGAAAGCAATAGAAAATATGATACGGAATCTTTGAAAACATCTCTACGTTATGGACACATCATGCTCATGACTGATTCTGATCATGATGGTCATCACATTAGAGGATTGGTTATTAACCTATTTCACACATTGTGGCCAAGTCTTTTAGAACAGGATTTTATTTGCAGTCTTCTAACTCCTATTGTTCGCGTGCATAAGCAGAAAAAAGATTTTTACAATCTTCATGAGTTTAAAGAGTGGTATAAAGAGAATCCTAAAGCAGATGCCAAGTATTACAAAGGTTTGGGTACATGGACAGCTGCAGAAGCCAAACAAATCTTCAAGAACATGAAGAAACTAGACTATGAATTTGAAGATGACAAAGACAATAATTCCATTAACTTGGCTTTTAACAAGAAACTTACAAATGAGCGCAAAACATGGATTGCTGAACACACAGGAAAAGAAGATGAAGCCACTGGAGGAGATGTAAAAAAACAGAGTTATACAGATTTTGTGAACAGTGAACTAGTGCAATTTAGCATTCATGATGTAGAGCGTTCTATTCCTAATCTTGTAGACGGATTTAAACCAAGTCAGAGAAAAATCATATTTGGTATGTTTAAGAGAAACAGTTCTAAGGAAGCACGAGTAGCACAGATTGCTGGCTATATCTCTGAACACGCAGCATATCATCATGGAGAAGCCAGTTTACATGGAACTATTATTGGCATGGCTCAGACCTTTGTAGGAAGCGGAAATAACTTGCCTTTGCTGGCTGAAAATGGTATGTTTGGAAGCCGACACAAAGGAGGTGCAGACTCAGCTGCTCCAAGGTACATTCACACAGAGCTTAACCCTGTAGTATCTAAATTATTCTGTAAAGATGACTTCCCCCTACTGTCTTATCTAGATGATGATGGTCAAAAAGTTGAACCAGAATATTATGTTCCTATCATACCTTTGGTATTAGTCAATGGAACAAGAGGTATTGGTACAGGTTTTTCTACACAAATTCCTCCATTTCACCCAGAAAAAGTATTAGAAGCAACCAAAGAATGGGCTTCTTATTATCTCAGACAATCAGAGAATGTGAAAGAAGAGCCTCCTATTTGTGACATTGGTATGCCATATTACAAGGGTTTCAAGGGAACTATATACAGTAAAAAGAAAAACTCATATACAACATGTGGCATTTATCATATGAAGAGTCCTAATGTGGTGGTAGTAACTGAACTGCCAATAGGAAGATGGACTGAAGATTACAAAGCTTATTTGGAGGATCTTTTGGACAAAGGTATCCTGAAATCTTATGATTCACACACAACAGACACCATTCATTTCATTTTGACTTTCAACAATTTGCCAGAACAAGTAGAGCAGTGTGATATATTAAGACTATTGGATTTAGAATCTAGTAACATATCTACTAACAACATGCACTTGTTTGACGATAATATGAAGATTAAGAAATATGAAGATGTAAACCAGATTTTACAAGAGTTTGCGGAAACTAGAATGAAATACTATGTGAAAAGGAAAGCTCACAAGTTGAAAGAGCTTGATCATTTGATGAAGGTGGCATCTAGTAAGGCTGCGTTTATAGAGGCGAACCGAAATGAAGTGGTTATAATGTCTAAACGCACTGAGGAAAACATTGTGGAACAATTAAAGTTATTACCAACTTTGTGTCATGAGTTGGGTTATGATTATTTGTTCAAGATGCCTATTAATAGTTTGAGTGAACAGAAATTTAATGAATTGAAGAAAATTGAAGCTAAATTGTTGGAAGAGTACAAAATGTTAGAAATTAAGCAAGAAGCTGAAATTTGGCTAGACGATTTGGAGAAATTGAAGCTACCCAAATAACCAGGACCAGAATCCACTAGTTAATGATTTGTTTTCATTAAAAGAGAGAGGAGGACGATAATCTTCTGGAACAACACGCATATGTGATTGTGTATCTCCCATACTTGCATTAAGATGACGAAGTTCAGAATTTTTATTTTTTTCTAGTAATAATATCTCATTTTGTAAATTTTCTTTTTCCGAACAGTCACATAATTCATATTTCTGTTTGATTTCTTTCATTTCAACATCTGTAAGTTTGCCAGGATTTACAAGAGGTTCCTTCTTAATAGAAGATAAAAGAAGTTGACAAGTACGTGAAGCATTTGGGCGCCAGCATTCACAATGAGGATGGTCAATATTTTTACTGCAAAAATTATCTACAGATTTTAAGCAATCATCTCCTGCTTTGTTCATAAACATGTTCATATTTCCCCATTCTTTTATTTCTGGACATGATGCACAAACAGAATCATCAAATGGGCAATCTTTGGTTTTGTTCAATTCTTTTTCAAATTCTAATACTCTCTGGGAATTTGAAAAAAACTCAGCAGATGTTTTAGACATTTCATTCTTGAAATATTTATCCAAAAGCATTTCTTCAGAAAAAGCCATTGAACAGGCTCCGAAAGAAAATAGATTAAAATTCAGATGTTTACTTGGATTAATAATCATAGGTTTGTTAGATAGAAGTACGGCTGGTACAGGTTGATCCATTTGATAATAAGTTCCATCTTCCCATATTTCTAATTTTTCAGCATGTTTGTTGATTACAAAGAGAAATGGTTGATTCATCTTGCATTTATTTGAAGATTGTAATTCGGGATTATCTCCTGGAGCGCCAAATTGAACTGAGAATTTCCCAGATGGGTCTAAATGCAAAGACAAAGCATTATTACTGATAGTGTTTCCAAACAATTGTAAAACAGTTTCTTTCTTTTTGGGTAAAGCTTTTACCATCATGTACATAAATATGCTAAAAGAGCCATTTCCTTTGATGCCCATGGACATTGTTTGTGGACCAGTGCATTTGTTAGCTAGCATTTCAATACCATTTTCATTATTAGAGTAAGGTACTGCTTCAAAATTCACGTGATCTTTTCCTACGAGAGCTTTCCAACATGTTTTATCTTTTGGTGTGTTTGAAAATGAACTGTAATACAATTTAAGAACATC